TTAAAATTCAATTGTAGGAATCATACTTTCCAGGTCCTTGGGCCCGATGTAGATGAGGGTCTTTTCGGAGAGGGGGTACTGGGCCGTGGTTATAAGGCGTGTGGCCGCCTGGTGGATGAGATCGCGGTTCTGTTCGAAGGCCACCCGGCCGCCGCCGTCCCTGGCGCCAGGCAGGAGAGCCAGGGCGTTGATGGTGATGAAACAGGTCAGCTTCATCCCATCATAGGCGACCTGGAACCGGATCCCGGTCAACATGTAATGTGGTGAATAGGCGTCACCAAAGAGAGGTACGTTCATAAAGTCCTCCGCTCGAATTTCCTAGATTTGCAACGATGAAGGCGAGTGTTTGCGCCTGGTCCCCAAAAACCTACCAGGAAATCCGGACAGCCTTCAGGCGGCTGTCCGGACCAATATGTTTTGGGCTTATTCGAATTCATCTTAAATGAATCCGGATCCGGATGTCAAGGGGATCGAAGTCGCAAATGATCAAAGAAATCCGGACAGCCCTCAGGGGAGAGACTGTCCGAACGGCAAAGAGGTCGGATGTACAATCCACTCAATATGCAATCCGAAAACAGTTTCCAGGCGCTCACAGCTGATGTAACAAATATTTTCAAACAACTTTCTACGCTAGGAATTTAACATTCACCACTGATTTAAGTCATTCCCTGGGCTTGTTTTACAACAGCTCCTCCTGTACGTCTTCCGGCAGAATACAGATCAGCGTGTCTTCCGAGAGGGGGGCGATGAGTTTGGATACTTTTTTCGCTGTGATCCTTCGGATTAATGCCTGATTATCAACGAATTTCTGCACCGGGCGGGGGTCACCCGGCAACAGCATCAAGGCATGCGTGGTGATAAAACAATAAAAGTGAATGCCATGGATTTTGGCCGGAAACCGGACACCTCCCGGTATACGCCGCAGAGCGCCTTCCGCGCCCGAGTTTGATTCTCCCATCTGGATGTCTCCATTGATATGGAGCCGTGACTAATCAATTCATTTTTCAGGCGATGATGTATGCTCAAGTGCTGGATGACATGAAGCAGCGCGGTCAATCCAGCAGCATGTTGATAAGAAGAACATTTCTTAATGTAAATTATTTATAAATAATAACATAGTGCTGCAGCGATTGTTTACTGTTTCCCAGATTACTCCCTGGATCACGGGGAAAAATGTGACGCAAATCACGTGGTTTCGACTTTGTTAGCAGAATCGGTTGCCGAAGGCTATTTCGAACACTGACTCACAAGAAATCCGGGCAGCTAAGGGGGGTGGCCGCCCGGATCATTTTTAGGGGGAAGACTCAATTATATAATAGTCCCGGCGGGGCCGGCTGTCAAGGGGATGGCGGCTGAAAAATCAGCTTTGTGATCAATCGAAGAGTCGGCTGGACCAGCGGATGCGGCCGATGATGAGGCGCTCGGGAGTGTTGTGCTCGTCGATGGGAATGACGACGGGGGGATACTTGGTGTTGTCAGAATGGAGCGCGATCTTTCCTTCGAGAATATAGAGGCGCTTGGCCAGGGTGGACATGTCTAATTGGTCCCGGATCAGGTAGATGGCACCCTGGCGGAACGGGGTGTGGGGATTGGCGTTGACCAGGGCGACCTCGTCCTCCTGGAGGGTGGGCACCATGGAATCGCCCTTGATCCGCACCAGGAACAGCCACTTGGTGCATTCCTCATCCAGGCCACCGGCCACATGCCGGATGAATCCCTTCCGGAATGCATAAAAGTTTTTTTCGTCGATGGCATCCTCAGTAATGCCGGCTGTGGCGGCCCCGGCATTTGTCAACAAAGGAATAGCGATATGTTCTCTCAAAGTCGAATCGTCATGCTTAAGTGGTTCTAAAAACATCTTACCGGCGCCACGGAGAAGCCAATCCACATTAACATCGAATAATGCGCAGACCAAATTCACCAAAGGCCCGGTAAGCTTGCCCTCCCCCTTTTCAATCAATAGAAGCTCCTCGGTCTCTAAGCCGAGCTTGGAAGCGAAGTCTTCCGCGCTGAATTCAAGGCTCTCTCGTAATATTTTCAAACGTTTTAATGCATCTGATTCTTTGGGCCAGCTGCGTTGACTTGGTTCATCTGGCCACCCTTTTCCAGTGAGAAGCCATTGAAGATTTACACCAAAGACCTGATTAAGTTTAACTAAAATATCGCTTCCGGGATTGGACTTGCCATATTCATACTTCTGAATCATTGAGGGGCTAATCCCGAGTCTTTCTGCAAAATCTTTCTGATTAAGGCCAAGGGAGATACGATATTCTTTAATTCGCTCACTAATCTCCATGAATCCTCCATTCGCACTTTTTTATGTAAGTGCGCAAGCTAGAAGTTAGATTGATTTCGCACTTCGCACTTTTCTATGTCTTTCTCTTTCAGTCAGCTATACGTATCAGAGAAACTACACCCACAATTTTAGATCGAAGCGTAATTTTATCTTGACGTACTGAAAATTTTACGTATAATGGCTATTAACGGCTGAACGTATCAGCCCTATATAGCAAATATAAGACAAAGGGGCAGAAAAAACAATGTCTAATACACCCAGAAAAAATAGGCACTGGCGACAAAAACCGATCCGGATTGAGATGATCAAACGGGACCTCACACAAAAAGATCTGGCCGACCAGATCGGCGTCACGCCGCAAACCATTTCCTATGTGATTCAAGGAGAGCGCACCAGCCGCCGAGTGGCGGAAGCCATCTGCCGTCTGCTCGAGCTGGACTACACCCGGCTCTTCGGTGATGGCAAATTCCGCCAGGCCAGCTAGACGGCCCCAGGGGAGACACGGCCATGAAGGACTATCCGGTATTTATCTCAGGCATCATCACCCAGTCCCGCCTCAGCCGGGAGCAGATCGCCGAGCGAATGACCCAGGCCACGGGCGACGAGATCACGGTGAACATGCTGAACGCCTGGACGGCGGAATCGAAAAAGCAGCACCGCTTCCCCCTGGAGTACGCCGCCGCCTTCTGCCAGGCGGTGGGCAATATCAAGCTGCTGGATTATCTCCTTCAGGAGATGGGCCTGGTGGCCATCTCCGAAAAGGAGCAACTGCTCTTTGACATCCTGCGCAACGAGAAAGCCATCGAGGATCTCAAGCGGCGGAACTCCCGCCTGAAGCGCAAATACAACACGGGCCAGATGTGCCTGTTCGACGAGGAGTAGCCGACCATGAAACTCAGCGCCCAGGAAATCGCCGACATCATCCAGGTCACCCGCCGCACGGTGGAGCGCCGCGCCAACAAGGAAGGCTGGCCCTACGAGGAGATCCCCTCACCCGGCCAGACGGGCACCAAGCGGCTCTATCTCATCGAGCGGCTGCCCAACACCGACATCCAGGGCGCAATCCTACGCAGTCGAAACCCCATAACTCAACACTTCCAGATCTTGCGTCATGAGCTTCGGGCAGCGGCCAGCCTTATCGATGCGGTCATTGAGAGGATCGACGAGCTGGAGCGGGGGGCTCTCTTATGAAACTCAACACGAATGAAATCTCTTCTATCTTGAATGTCAGTAAACGAGCCGTGGAAATGAGAGCCAAAAAAGAGAACTGGCCCTATTCCGAAATTCCCGTCCGCGGTGGCAAGCGCCGGCTGTACGACATCGAGAATCTGCCCAATCCCGACATCCGGGCTTCTATCCTTTATAAAGACAATCCCACCCAGACACCTGCTCTGTCATCTTCCACACCCGCGCCGGCGCCGGGGGAGGCGACACTCCCGGCGCGGCGACCCGCCCCGCCGCCGGCCCCGGCCGAGATCCCGGCCCGCTACCGGGAGCTGGGCCTGGCCCGGGCGGACCTGGTGGAGACCTTCCTGGCCGAGCGCACCTACGCCAAGCGGACGCCCAATCTCCAGGTCACCATCCACCTGCAGCAATGGCTCAACGACTACAACGCCGGCCGCATCATGCGGCGGATCCGCTCGACGGTGGGCCCGGTGCCCACCCTCCAGACCTTATATGCCTGGGCCCAGCGCTACACCCGGGACGGCTGGCCGGCCATCTGCGGCTACCGCCGCCCCCACAACAAGGGCCGCCTGTCCATCAGCGACGAGGAGAAGAAGCTCCTGCTGGTGATCCTGCTCCACCCCAACCGGCCGACGCTGGTGGACGCCGCCCGCCGGGTGGCCGAGACCATGCGCCGCCTGGGGCGGCCGGCGCCCTCGCTGCGCACCTACATGCGCTGGTGCCAGCGCTTCCGCGACCGCAACCACGGCGTCTGGGTCATGGCCCGCGAAGGGGAGAAGGCCTTCAACGACAAGTGCAACTACTACATCACCCGCGACCTGAACAGCCTGGACGTGGGCGAGGTCATCGTGGCCGACGGGCACACCCTGAACCTGAACATCCTCAACCCCTACACCGGCAAGCCGAAGCGCATGACCATGGTCATGTTCTACGACCTGCGCTCGCGCATGCCCCTGGGGTGGGAGATCATGCCCACCGAGTCCCTCCAGTGCATCCACAGCGCCCTCTACAATGCCATCCTCACCCTGGGCAAGCTGCCGGGCACGGTGATCCTGGACAACGGCAAGGCCTTCAAAGCGCGGATCTTCACCGGCGATCTGCGGACGGCCGACCTGGAGCAGGCCGGCATCAACGGCCTCTACGCCCGGCTGGGCATCATCGCCCACTTCGCCTGGCCCTACAACGCCCGCTCGAAACCGGTGGAGCGCTTCTTCGGCACCATGAACGAATGGGAGCGGCGCATGCCGGCCTACACCGGGCGGGACACAAGCGACAAGACCTGGCTCATGAAACGGAACGAGCACCGCCTGCGGGCCCTCTACCCGACGGAGACGGTGCTGACGGTGGAGGAGGCCAACCGCCTGGTGGCGGACTGGTTCATGGAATACGCCCGGCGGCCCCATGCGGGGCTGGACGGCCAGACGCCGGCCGAGGTGTTCAAGGCCGGCCGGGGGCCCGGCGTGGAGCCGGCCCGCCTGGCCGAGGAGATGCTCCTCGAAAAAGAGGTCACCGTCAGCAACTGCCAGTTCACCCTGTTCGGGATCCAGTACCTGCTGCCCGAGCTGCTCCACGTCCGCGGCCGGGTGACGGCCCGCTTCACCCTCACCAACCTGGGCTACGCCTTCGTGTTCAGCCCCGAGGGGCACTACCTGGGCATGGCCGAGCCGGACGAGGCGGAGCGGCCCATGGCCAAGGGCACGGCGGACTACGAGACGGTTAAGCAGAAGATCCGCCTGCAGCGAAAGCAGGCCCAGATCACCCGCCAGGCCATCGGCGGCCAGCTGGAGGAGGGTCTGGCCTTCCTGGAAACCCTCCACCTGCCGCCCCGGTCGGACGAGGATCTCTACACGCTGGACACGCCCGGCCAGGCCGAGCTGGCCGAACGCTTCGAGGCGCGGGCCCAGCGCCTGCCCGAGCTGGCCGCCTTCCTGCAGAGTCTGCCGGCGACAGGAACAGAGGAGCCGGAGGAGACCGGGGAAGTGGAACCGGCCGAGCCGGCGGAGGAGAAAGACAATGTGGCCGAGTTCATGGCTACCCGGCCGGCCTACTTCACCTCGGCCTATACGCGCTACGACTGGCTGATGAACGCCCGCAAGCGGGGCTACCGCCTGACGCACGCGGAGGAGGAGTGGGTGGCCTGGTTCCGGCAGGAATACGACGACTACAAAAATGTCTGTATCAATGAATAACACGATTTCATCTTCAGGAGGCATGTATGACGAGAGACAAAGGGGTCTTTGTGAAGACCGGGAATGTGCAGGCCTTCGCCCAGGTGGCGAAGGACCTGATGGAGGTCACGGCCGGCGTGCCGGGCATGGGCCTGGTCTACGGCAAGCGGGGCCTGGGCAAGACGCGCACGGCCCTCTGGTACACCGCCCAAAACAATGGAAAAACGGTCTACCTGCGGGCCAAGCGGAAATGGACGGCCATGTGGATGCTGGAAGAGCTGGCCATCGAACTGGTCCTGACTCCCACCCGGCGGATTCAGACACTCTTCAGTGACATTTCGGCGAGCCTGCTGCTCAATCCGCGCCTCATCCTCATCGACGAGACGGACCAGATCGCGCCGGACGTGCTGGAAACCATCCGTGATCTATACGACGAATGCCAGGGCAGCGCACCGATGATCCTGATCGGCATGGACGGCATCGCCCGCAAGCTGGCCCGTTTCGCCGCCCTCTATGACCGCTTCCTCCACGTGCTGGAGTTCCGCAGCCTCACCGACGACGACATCCGCCTGGCGGCCCAGGGCCTCCTCGGCGTGAAGCTGGCCGATGACGTCATCCGCCACGTGCGCGGGCTGACGGACGGCAACTTCCGCAAGTCCATCGTGGTGATGAAGGGCCTTGAGAAGCTGGCCATCACCAACGGCGCGAAGCAGGTGACCATGACGGAGGTCGGCCAATGGACGAAGTAATCCTCCATCCCAACCGGGTGGCCGTCACCAGCGACCGGGAGCGGATGTGGACGGTGATCCGCAAGTGGCCGGGCGAGTTCACCCCGGCCGAGATCGCCGAGGTGGCCGAGGTGGGCGCGAAGAACCTGCGCGACTACATCGTGGCCCTGCAGCGGACGGGCTACATCCGCAAGGTGCGCATGGCGCGCACGGGCGTGCGGGGCCGGACAGGCGTCTACCGCCTGGTACGCGACAGCGGCCCCCTGCACCCGGTGGCCAAAACGGTGGACCTGGTCTACGACCCCAACAACGACCAGTACCACCTGGGCGATCCCGAAAAAGTCATCGAGCAACTGCGCCGGCAGCGGGGCAAGGCGCGCTCCCTGGCCCGGCAGCGGCGGGACCAGCCGGGAGGTGGGTCATGACCTGGCGCGAGATCCTGCGGGCGGAGGTGGACAAAAAAGGCTACGACCAGGTGCGCAGCGAGCTGGGCGTGAGCAAGACCACCGTCTCCCTGCTCCTCAACGACAAGTACCCGGCCGACACGGCGCGCATGGCCGAGAAGATCCTGCGCACCTACGGCACGCGCACCACGGTGCGCTGCCCGGTGCTGGGCGAGATCAGCGTGGTGGAATGCCGGCAGCACTGCCGGGCGGCCAAGCGCTACGGCAAGAAGGCCACGGGCAACCCGGTGACCCTGCGGCTCTATGTGACCTGCCCGGGGTGTGAGAACCGGTCCATTTAAACAGAATTTAAACCTATGAAGGAGGACGATATGGGCAACGGAATGACCAACGCCTCGTTGCTGGCGGCGGCGGAAGTGGTCCGCCGCGGCGGGCACCTGGACACCCAGAAGAAGATCATGGTCTCGCAGATCGAGGACATGCTGAGCCGCGCCGACGCCCTGGAGGAGCTGGTGCGCGTCGGCGACGCCAACCAGCAAAACAGGGTGCTGCTGGGCATCGACCTGCTGGAGCGCGACCTGCAGAACCTGCGCCAGCGGGTGCTCATGCTGGAGGTGGCGTGATGAACAAGAACCGACGCAAGAAACCCGACTACCTGAACGTGTTCCGCACCACCCAGGAAGTGGACCAGGCCCTACTGGAGATCGCCACCCTGGAGCTGCAGATGGAGGCCATCGGCGCCGCGGCCGACATCGAGATCCGCAACATCACCCAGGCGGCGGCCGAGGAGATCGAGCCCCTGAAAAGCCGGGTGGCCAACCTGGAGGCGGCCCTGGAGGCCTTCGCCGTGGTGAACCGGGAGGAGATCCTGCCCCGGGGGCGCAAGAGCCTGGAGCTGAACCACGGCGTGCTGGGCTTCCGCAAGAGCAGCAAGGTCCAGGTGAAGAAGAGCACCCTGGAGAAGCTGGAGAAGCTGGGGCTCGACGGGGCCATCCGCATCAAGAAGACGGTGGACCGGGAGGAACTCAAGACCTGGTCGCCCGAGAAGCTGGCCCTGGTGGACGCGTCCCTTAAGGTGAGCGACGACTTCTGGTACGAGACCAAGCGGGCCGACGTGGCCGAGCATACGCCGGCCAAGCCCAGCAAGGCCACGGCCTGAGCGCAGTGGAAAAAATGAACATTCAGGAGGTTCCCATGTTTGATTGGATTAAACAGCTTTGGCGCATCAAGCGCATTGACATCACGGCGCGGGACGCCGCGACCATCCGGCGGATCCTGGCGAAAGCCTGCGGCCGTTCGTTCAACAGCGAGGTGGTGCTGGATATCACCACCGGCCCGATGGCGCTCGACACCTACGGCGAGCGCATCGAGTGCGACGGCCATCCGGCGGAAGGATTCTATATGGAAGTCATGAGCGAGGGCGAGGTGGGCATGCACGCCATGAACGGCGTGACCTACGAGGCATGTCTGGCGGTATATGCCCACGTCCTGGACGAAAACCAGATGGATACCGGCCTCCATTTGAAGGTGTGGATTCCCATCGCCGCCATCAGGGAGATGACGTGCAGCTATGCCAGGCGCCCCGATCCGCGTCTCCGGGAAACGGTGGCCTGACATGGCCGAGCATACGCCTCATAAGCAAAACCGATCCTCCATTGCTTAAGGCGAAACCGGACGCCGGCGGGATGGCACCGCCGGCGGCGGTCTTCGCGGGGTGGCGCCCGCGGACTGACGAGCCGAGCCAAGCACGCGGCCGACGATTGACGGCCGGCGGAGAGCACACATGACACATGGGGATCCGATGGTTGCAGCGACAGACTTCAATTTCAAGCGGAGGTGGCACATGCCTACGGTCCCCGTGATCAGTTGGCCCGGCAACAAGCGGCTGCTGGCCAAACAGATCGTTCCCCTGATCCCTGAACATCGGTGCTATGTGGAGCCGTTCGGCGGCAGCCTGGCGGTGTTGCTGGCCAAGCCACGATCCAAGATGGAAGTGGTGAATGACCTGAACGAGGAGCTGATCAATTTCTACCGCTGCGTGCGGTTTCACCTGGACGAAATGCTGCGCGAGCTGGAGTGGGTGCCCAACGCCCGGCAGGAGTTCGTGGACTTCCTGGAGCAGCAGGGGCTGACGGACATCCAGCGGGCCGTCCGCTGGTTCATCCGCAACAAATTCAGCTTCGGGGGTCTGGGCGGGCACTTCGCCACGTCCACCAAGAGCAGCGGCGGCGTGATGAGCAGCCGCGAGGCCCGCATCGACAGGCTCCGGGAGCTGAACCGGCGGCTGGATCGCGTGCTGGTGGAGAACCTCCCCTGGCAGAAGTGCCTGGAGCGCTACGACGGCGAGGGGATTTTTTTCTTTCTGGATCCACCGTATTTCAGCGGGTACCAGTATGACGTCCAGACCTGGACGGCCGAGGATCACCAGACACTGCGCGACCGGATCTTCGCCCTCCAGGGTGAGTGGATACTCACTTATGACGACGTGCCGGAGGTGCGGGATCTCTACGCCGGCTGCGTGTTCATCGAGATCAGCCGGAAACGGGGGATCGGCAACAACCACCCGTCCCTGCGCCGGGAGTTTCGGGAGCTGATCATCCGATCCGGGGAAAGGAGCCGGTCATGACCCTCGAGGAAATCCGCGCCCTGCTTTCTGAATACTACCACCGGACCGGGCTGTTTACCGCCCTGCTGCTGTATCCCTGCGGCTCGGGTTGCGTGCTGGCGAGTGAGCACCCGGAATCCGAGCAGGAGCTCATCCCGTTCAGCGAAGAGGCGGAACTGGCCGGCATCCTGCGGGGCCGGCCGGTGACGGAATCTAGCATGGAGCATTGAAGGAGGCCGATATGGGAACCATCCACCGCGCCCGCCTGGCCAGGAGCCCGCGGCTGCAGCGGGTGCTGAAGCTGCTCAGCGACGGCCGGGCCCACACCACCTGGGAGATCATTATCCAGGCGCGGGTGTGCGCCGTGAACTCCTGCGTGGCCGAGCTGCGGGCCAACGGCATCCCCGTCACCTGCCGCCAGGTGGGCGAGCGGGTGTTCGCCTACCAGCTCGGCGGGGAGGAGTGAGCCATGGCCCGCAATTACAAGGCGCTGATCCACATCGCCAAGAAGGAGCTGGGGCTGGAGGACGAGCTCTACCGGCAGATCCTCCACGACCTCACCCGTAAGCGCTCCACTGCGAAAATGGACGAAAATGAATTGGCCCTGGTGCTGCGGTATCTCGAGGAGAAGGGTTTCAAGCCGAAGTACGGCCAGGCCAAAACCGGGAACCGAAAAGGCCGCTTCCAGGACCTGGCCGGCCGGCGGGGCGACATGGCCGCACCAGGCCAGCTCCGGATGCTGGAGGCCATCTGGCGGGAGGCGGCGCGGGAGCCCACCGACGCCGCCTTCCGCAACTTCCTGCAGCAGCGCTTCGGCATCGGCGACGTGCGCTGGATCCCGGCTGACAAGGTCACCCCCATCAAGGCCGCCCTGCTGCGGATGCGCCACGCCTGCCGGCGCCTGGCGGCCGGGGAGGTGGCCCGATGAACGCCTGGCTCGAGTGGCTGAAGCTCTTCGGCCTCATGGCCGGCCCCTTCCTGCTGGGCCTGTGGCTGGGCTGGCAGATGGGCTGGGCCGCCGGTCTCGATTGCTGGCGGCGGGAGATGGCTCTCGAGGCCAGGCTGCGCCGGGATCTTCTTTTCCCGCTGCTCCAGAAAGTGGTGGGCGCAGAGGCAGAACATGAATCCACAAAAGCGGAGGACCGACCATGACCATCTGCCGGGAGCCCATTGTCACCTGGGATGATCTGGAGGATGTGGATCCGCGGGAACTCTGGCGGCGGCCGTTGTCTACTACGCAAGTGGCAGAAGAGTTGGGTGTAAGTGATCGGACAGTGAGGCGATGGGTTCAGAATGGTTGGCTGCCAGGTAGGAAACTGGGCAGGAATTATCAAATCCCTAGAGCTCTACTGTCTATCTGGCAGATAAGATTAAGCTAAAATGCTTTATTTCATTATATTATCAGCTAATTGAACTCAAGAAATAGAAATCCAATTGAAACTTTCAACAATGCCGTTTAAACTGGAATTGACCTAAGTTTTCAAGTAAGGACATCAGCAAGATTCTGAAGTACATTTCTGTGAATCGAGATGGAAAAAGTTGAATTAATACTCTCAGGTCTTGATGAGAGACATCGGGGAATTACTCCTGCAATTGCATCTGCTTTTTTTGAAGCCGCTTGCGTGTGTCTCGATAGACATCACACTCCCCCCATTTCAATTGTTTTAGAGAACCGAAACGAAACAGTTATAGGAGAACTGAATTGGGAGTTGACTGATCAGAGAATGAAAGATGCATGGGCGAACATGAATGAAACCACTGAATTTGGGGCCTGTACGATAGGAATAGTGGCGACTGAAGCAACAAATCATTTGTATGTTGTTAGACGAGCGGAGACTAGAACTGGAGCGGATTATTACGTTTCCATGCAAGATGCAGATCCCCGCGATCTTGAACACTGCTATCGGTTAGAAATTTCTGGAACAGTATCAGACAAATCGAGTATTGTTAATGACCGACTAAAAAGAAAATTGCGGCAGGCGGCTAGAGGCATTAGCAACCTACCGGCAATAGCAGTGATAGTTGGTTTCAAAGTGAAATTGGTGAAACTGGCATTTCTGGAAAACAACTATGAGTTGGAATGATCGACATTCACGAAGCGAAGAACTGGCTGCTGAGGCTTATCTCGCCCATAAAGGAGGAGAGCCTGAAAAGGCCAAAGAACTCTATAAAGAAGCAGCTCTTATGGAAACAGGTGCCTTGGATTTTCTTGATATTGATTCTCAAAAGCGTACTTTTGGCATCACAGCTATTAGTGCTACCGCTTTATGGTTTAAAGCTGGGGATTTTAGACAGGCACAGTTTCTTGCACACAGATGCCTCGGCCAACAATTTCTGCCTAATTTCGCATATAAAGAACTTCAGAAATTGTTAGAAGAAATCTGGCAACAAGAAGCATTTGAGGCAGCAGACATTAAGTTCAGCGGAAGAGAGGTGTTGGTTTCTATTGATGGAGGAGAAATTGTACGTGGAGGTGCGCCTTTAGACTTAATTCAACAAAAAGTCCAGCAAGTTAGTTCAATGATTTATCGTACTATTGAACTACTTCTTGGGTATCCTCATCGCAAGAGAGGAGTACCTAGCTCAAGGATCCGCAATGAAATCAAACCATGGCTTTTTCAAACTGGGCCTGGGAGTTATCAGTTCGCGATACGTGTACAAAAACCCAAACAATTAGGATTGTTTCCAGAAATCGATATAGACCCAGATGCGATATCAGATAGATTCCTCAATATTTTAGCGACAGCAATCGAAGATCCTGATCAGGGCCTGAGAGATGTTGTTCCTGATGAAGACTATAGAAAGACTTTTCTTAAGCTAACTCGAGACCTTGCACCAAGTGGGAAAATTTTTAGTCGAATGTCTATCCGGACTGCCGATCTCAAAGAAGTACAACCTATAATGCTTGAGAAGGAAACACGTGATGAGATTCAAGTTATATTGAAAACACAGTTTCCAAAAGTTGAGAAAGAGGATGTGATAGAGACAGTTCAACTAGACGGTATTCTCCGAGCGCTTCACTTGGATGATGATTGGATTGAAATTACAATTATGGAAGAAGGAAGAGAAAAACATATTAAGATTACTGAGGCCGGCGATGAGGTTGACGACATACTTGGGCCAATGGTAAACCAAAAAGTCTCAGTAGAAGTCGCCTATACAACAAAAGCTGAATATAGATATAGGGATATTCGATTGATTGATTGATTGATTGATAAATGCCAACCGAAGCTCTCTTCCTCGAGATTTCAACATTTATTTGAGTTTATTTCCACAATAAGGACAATGAATTTCGCTAGTTTTTCTTTTCTGAATTTCTTCCACAAAGCCAGCTCCCAATATTCCTGTTGGTAATGCAAACATGCCGATTCCTAATACGGAAATAATTCCGGAAAGCAATTTTCCTAAAGTTGTTAATGGATAAATATCGCCATACCCAACTGTCGTCAGTGTTGCTATCGACCACCACATACTTGCAGGAATGCTCGAAAAATTCTCTGGTTGGACATCGTTTTCACAATAATATAAAAGGCTTGAAGAAATCACCAAGAGAAATATCAGGAGTACTGTGGTGAGGACTAGCTCCTCTTTTCTCGACTTGAAAACATTATTAATGAGATCGAGAGAAGAGTAGTATCGACCAATCTTTGCCAGACGAAAGAGACGGAGGAGTCGTAAAATCCTGATTGAACGAAGGTCTACACCCAGAAAGGGAAGATAGAAAGGCAAAATAGCCAATAAATCAATCAAGGGCATGATTTGTGCAGCAAACTTTACGCGGCCTTTTAGCGACCCTTTAAAGATAGGATCAGCAGTACATGACCAGATTCGAGCAATATACTCGAGGCTGAATATAAGAACAGAAATCACTTCAAAATATTCAAGATATGTTTCCCAATTTTTCTGGAAAGATGATATAGAACCGAAGATCACAGCAAGGACATTCAGGAAGATCAATGACAAAATGAAAATGTCAAATATCCTACTGATTTTGTCGCCCTTTTTTGCGACCTCCACTATCTCCCAAATACGTTTTCTTGTCATACTCGTTAGTCCTCGATGAGTTTAGTACCCATGAGCAGATCGACAAGCTTTCCCACATAGAAAGGAGTTGCCGTCTGTATGATAATCGGCCGCTCTGATGTGGCCTTGGAAACCTCGATAATCCTTTCATCGATATCCACTTCAAGATCAGCGATATCTGAGAAACGTAGGTTTGTAGTTCCTCCCCCTACAACGAACAGCCGTTTGTCAGTCACTACAAGAGTACCATCACGTTTGACCTTGTACTCGTACCCAGAGAGTGCTTCCTTTGATTTAAGTCTTGTTAGAACCATTGCGTCATTCTGGTAATATGCTGTTTCGTTCTTTTGTATCTTAACCTCCAGCTCATCGATTGGAAGAGGTGTCAAAGGTAAGCAAAGAGATTGGGCTTCTCTAATTTCTTCTATTATCTCGATTTCTCGACTAAGTTCAGCCCGTGGTATCATCAAGCCCTCTATTAAATTGTTCAGCATGTTCATTTCTTTATCAGTAAGTATATGATCCTGAATGGCCCCGAGATATGCTTCGGTAAAAATGTCCTTTTTAATTTTAACTTGAGATTCCAGATCGAGTGATAATATTCTTTCAGCCATCCTGATTTTAGCTGCTTCATCTTCGCTGACAATTTTATCGTCAAGAACTCGGTCCAAGATTGCCTGATATACATTCAATTCAATGAGGTTGATTTTTTTCCTAGAGGATTTATCTTTAGGTAATTTTTCCTTTTTTTGTCTGATAAACTGAAGGTTAGTTTTATCAGACAAGGACAAATTTGAAACAAGTTCTAAGTCGAGGGTTTTTTTGTAATTTGAAATCAGTCGTTTACGGTATACTAGAAAGCTAAAATAAACAATGGGGAGAACGACTGCGAATATCAGTATAGCTATTAGTATTTCAGGGTGTTTCATCAACCATGTGAACAGATAAGTGACTATGATCAAAGCAATGACAGCAAGGATTAAAGACATACATCCTTTAATCATTTCATCTGGCTGAGATTTCTGTTGTTGCCCAGATAGATGCTTTCGATAATATAGGCCATGACGACCGGCATGTAGATAGGTTCCTCGAGGACTGATACCGATTCGCGCGCCTCTTACTCCTCCCGAAAGACCAAGACCACCCTTTGAAATGTTGAGTCGAACAGGTCCAGATTGTAAGTACTTTCGAAGATAGAATGCCATCTGATTATTTCTCCGTAAAATGTAGAATATACTGAATCAATTGTTCTATCTGGCGCAGGTAGTATGCTGGCAATGCGGAAGAGTCAATACCTCCGTTTAGAAGAACAATACCGGATTCCTGGCCTAGACTTGACATGTACTGTGTCTAGTTCCTGGGAAATGTCATTTTTCTCTCGTCGCCCCAGCGTTTCGCATAACTGGCTGGTATTTAGCGAAATTGCTCATCCGAGTCGAAGCGATCGTTACGGGGTGTTTTGTAACTATGCAAAGCACAAGAGCTTGAACCCTACTTGCTGTTCATCCGCAATTTTCACTACATTTCTCAAGTCTGGATAGCGTTGATAATTCGGTGATACAAAGTTCTTTGATTTTCCAATTCTTTCCAATATCGTCGAATCCAGTCTGTGCAGAGCATCTACAAGCTTTTCTTTCTTCCACGATTTCTTATAGGCCGCTCCATAGGTTTCACATAACTCCACAAGTTCTTGTTTGGAATACGCTGATACGATGGCTTCTAGGGAAAAGGGAGAAGACAATACAAGCCCAGAGTCAATCAATTCTGTTGAAGTCTTTTCAACATTTATTCCGAGATTACGTATTTGATAGTTGGTTAGGCCAGGTAAAGATCCGCCACCTCTTTCTATCGTGTAAAACAATTGTAACCTGGCTGCTGGTGATAGTGTTAAGATGATTTCCCGTAATTCGTTTTCGATAAAATCGTTCGGAATTTTTCGAACATCAAATCTCCCATATCCTTTCCAGTATGGAGTATCTTTGGCCATCTTGGATATCCATAAATTCGCCTGTTTGGACAAATGATGCAACTGAGTGGACCATGACGGCTGGTGGGCCATACAAGCCCATGATATAAGCCGAGGTATTTCTTCTGTTATCAGAAACTCTTTACCGCCTCCGTCTTTTGCGGCAACGATAAACAATGCCCTTAATTCAGGGAATGCGTTTGGCGAAAGAAACGAAACATAATTTTCGAATGGAATCGTAAGAATATTGTCAATGCTGTCATCAATCCAGTGGGGCCCAATTCCGAGTCCTGGATTTCCTTCAATTACGGCTCGCAGTAGAATCTTTATGCTGGAAATGTCCCTTTCAATTATGCGGTTGGAAATGAAGGGAACCAAATCTGTGCATGGAATCCGAGAGCTTGGTGAATATAGTTTATCCAAGATCGGGTATTCAGGATGACCTCCGCCTTCTATCGAGAAGAGGAACGACTCTACTGCGTTGGAGGCGTTTCCCCGTGATGATTTTTCTGGTCTGCTAGAGACTTGTTCTTTCGGCCTATCTACTTGCTTCGTATCATCCTTTTTGCCGAGTAAAAATCGATTGATTCTGTTAAGCATTATTGTCTCCCAATCACATAACGCTCGATTTCAGTTGATTCAAACCACCTCGCGGGTAGTTGGGTAAGAGGCAACGACGATTGCGGACTACTATAACGATTCGTTAGGCGGCCGTCCATCACATGCCTGTGACTTCGCACGTTGCGTGCATGGGCCTGTCATGCCTTCTTTGTGCCAAGTGTATCTAGGCGCTTTTCAAGTTTTTTCGCCTTTTCCTTAAGGACGAACGTGTACTCCAAAAAGTAGTCGAGGAGATCAACCATGATCTCGGCGACCTCTTGGTCTGGCTCCCGTTCCAAATCGAAGTGGGCGCCAATGTTTCCGCCCTTACGTAAGGATTCAGCGACATGGACGATTGGATCAGTAAGATTCGCGGACTCAAATACTGTCTTGAGTTGTTGGAATAGCGGTCCCTTGCCGTCCGGGTTAAGGGAATGCACTATTCCTTCAAGTGTCTTTCGGCATGACGTAGCACACGCATCCCAAAGGCCGACATTATACGCGCGAATGGCAGAGTGATAAGCACGCTCAAGCGCCGGCTCCGGCAAGTGCCCCGTTGGCACGACAGGTTCGCGTCTTGTAATGGGGTTTGGATGAACGCATAACTCACTACAAGTTCGCTGTGAAGGATCCCTGCCATCACCCGGTGTGATGATCCATACAAATGTTTTTGCTGAGCAAGCTGGACACCGACACGTCGCAGAAATGCAATTGCGGTGTGCATCATGATGATGCCGGTCAAGAGGCAAGTTGACCATCCGCCCGCAGTGTGGACAAATCACATCAATACTAACGGGGCACCATTTCCCAGGTACCGCATTATTGTTCCATTCAGCAATCGCTGATAGCGGAATGCTCTTCAT